CTATGGTAATGGCAGCGATGTTTCAGAGTAATGGGCTTTTCTGCCACCACTGGCTGGGAAGTCAGCCTTCAAGGTGATTGCTTTATCCAGAACATTTACAGAATTGAATCCATAAATCGAGGTTAGCAGTTTGCTCCATACATAGCTAAGGTGAGCCGTATCGCCTTCCTTTTTATACACGCAAATGACTGGGTTAGAGACTCCCGATCCCGTATCATATTGGACGACGATAGTCTCTTCCGAGTTTAAACTCGCATTCCCCAGAATCATGGCATTCACAGACTGAACACGATCTGGAAACTGTTCGCCCTTAGGCCATGGGAACTTTGATGGGATCATTCGCTCATCGCCATCTGTTCTCATTGGGAACGAATCATCACTGTAGCCATCTGGCACAGAAAGCCAACTTCCCGCCTGCTGCGTGTTTTTTTGCATTGTCACTTGGTTCGGGACAGCTTGACGGTGAGAGTCTGCACAACCAGAAACAGAGAGCACGACGAAAATGGCGAGACTTACCCATTGGTATTTCATCATCGCTTCTTCCCCTTCGAGCAGAAACAGCCGCATTTCTTAGGATATCCCCTGCGGTTAGCATCATCATCTGGGTTAGTGATGGGAATGTTAGTTCCCGGATAGCATCTGGTGGCTTCGGTATTGCCAGGCTTGTTACTCCAATATCCGTCGTCGTCTTGACGATACCAATGGTAATCGGGATGATAACGGTCTCCTGGAGTCGTCACATACAGGCACACTTTATGGCTTGGTGACTTGCAACCACCCTTCGGAATATCAAAGATGAGTCCATCCTGTTTTGCGTTTGCAATAATATTATTGCAGGATGGATTCCCGCCTGGAAAGTTGTCATAAGCTCCACCCGATTTATCGCCTGGTTGCGGCTTACCACCTGGTGCCGGGATTCCCCAAGGCCAATCGCAAGCATATGAGTAGCAATTATTATTGTCGATTACACCAGGTTGATTCCAATAGCCAGGATCCCACTTGGGCCCTTCTTGACGTTTCGGGCGACTGCCATTCGTGTCGAAATAGACGCAAGGATCGCTGTAAGCATATTGGTAAGCAAACTCTTCTGGCCACCATAAATCAACTGTGAGCCACCGGGACAGATCCACTCTCAACGTCCTTTCCTGAATATAGAGCCTAGTAATCGTGTCCCGGAGGTATCCAAGCGTCCCGCAGAACCTCCACGGGCTGGGGTTACTTCCTATGAACGTCCTGATTTCACCGTACGGCCAGTAAGTTGTCTCGGATGTAACTGCACCAGACCCATCAACCGTTTTCACGACGCTTCCAAGAGTGTCGGACACATACGTAGTGACATCTCCGCCCCGGTGCTCTTCCACCAGGACCCCGTTCACCGTCGCGTACGTCACCGACATTGGCATCGCAAAGTCATATTACAACGACTTTTGGGGAATGCCAACAGAAAAATTTGCCTCCTCGTTCGAGGGGGCACGTCTTCAATTGGGCGGATTCTAACAATCAGCAGTGGCATGCCGGCGAGAACCAGATGCGCTCACGGTGCCGGTTCTGGCTGCCCGTGCGGTTCGAATACCCGCCGGTGGCGCTCCAAGCATGCACCGACCAGCCGAGTCCCTCAAGGACCTCATGGCCCTCACCGGCATAGCCGCAAAGGGCAATCCGGAGTAAGGGATTGGAGCCGTTTTCGATGCACCACTGGCGCACCTTCGCCGCAACGCCCCGGGTCTCGCAGGCATAGACGGTTGGATCGCGTTCGTCCTCATCATATGGTGGATCCAGAAATACCGCGGTTAGCCCATTCTGGGTCGTGGCCGTAGGCTTCACCACCCGCGTCCAGTCGCCGCAGCAGATCCGTACGCCTCGAAGTCGCATCGCCAAAGTGTCGAACCATTCAATGAGTTCCTCGGTAGGGGCGAACGGGTTTCGGCCGCAGTTTCCAAGGAGCTTGGTGTTCACCCCAGAGCGGCCTCCACTGATCTGCGGGATCTGCCGAGAGATCCCTTGCGGGCTCTTTTGCCGCACCAGTCGACCATCCAGCACCGACCAGGCGCCGCCCTCGCCGCAGTAGCCGCCGCCGATCCAGGTTGCCAGGCCCCAGAGCCACCAGCCGGCGATCTTCGGATCGGAGTATTCGGGATCGCCCTGCAACCGGGCTACCAGGTCATCCCGCTGGGCGACGATCGCGGCGATGCGGGCGTGTTTGTCGCATTCGTTGACGGGATTGGTGGAGTGAGTGGCCGTTTCGACTGGGTAGTCCCGTATGGACCGCCATGCGTTGCAAACGAAGCCGTCCATGTCGTTGACCGTTTCCGTCTTGCCTGGACATTCTCGCCCGAGCAGAACCGCGCCGGAACCGAAGAACGGCTCCACATAATTGGGCACATCGCGGAAGCGGAGCCACACGTCACGTGCAACCCGAGATTTGCCGCCGAACCATTTGAATGGGGCTTTCAATGGCCGATGGGCTCGAGACGGCTCGCTCAGGAGCATCGTCATAGATAGCCTCCCACCACACCGGAAAGGGTATCGGGCTTTCGGCCACGGTTGAAGTTCCGTTCGTAGAGGCGGCCCGAAGCGCTCGTGAAGGCGTAGGCCGCGTACGCGCTGGGGGCCTCGCCTTCGGCCGATGCGCAGTCCAGAAGCCACACCTGAGAGGCGTCGGCGCCGTCGACGCCAACCGCGAAGTCCGCGTTCTTCGTGCCTGCTGCGCGCGACTTGTAGCCGGTGCAACCGATCAATAGCACCTGGGATCCGGTGACGTCGTGGAAGTTCGGGCCCTTTGAATCCCTCGAGAGGCACCCGATCCGGATTCCCTTTGAGGTGGCGTGGCTGGTGAATCCCTGGTTGTTATCGTCGGCCGTTGATCGGCCGTTTCGGTACGCGCTGCAGGCGATCTCAAGGAAGGTGCGGCCCACGCCCGTTGCGGCATCGTCGTGGTCGAATCCATCGGTGAATCCGTGGTCGCACTGGAAGTTGACGCAGACGGTCAGCGCATCGCCGCGGCTGCGCAACGTGTCGGTCGCTGCGAACCCGGTACCGCTCGTCAGCACGGTGGAGTAGCGCGCCCACCCGTTGCGTACGTAGCACCGTTGTGGCGACGGCTGGCCGGCTGCGGCCTGAGATAGGTGCATTGGCGGCGCCCCGCCCTCGAATGCCCAGCCATCCGTCCACAGGATCAGATTGTCGGTGACGAACCGAAGATTGCGGGTGTTCAGATAGCACCGCAAATCGTTATCCGGAGTACGACCATCGAGTGTCCGGACCGTGAGAACGCCGCCTCCGAAGTGGTACATCCCGGGCGCCGTGACGGCCGCCTGACTGGCCACGACCTCGTACGGCGTGTAGAGGCCTTCGGAGTCCAGAACCTTGGCGTCGGCGACGCTTCCCACCTCATCATCGAAAGTAGCGGTCCACCATCCGTTTGCCGGCGAGAACGTCCAAGCCACGCCCTCAATGTGCATCGAGCTGACGACATGGCCGACTCCACCCCACACCTCGAGGATGCAGTTAGTGGCGATGTTGCGGTTACCGAGCGAGTAGATCGGCTTGGAGGCGTAGACGCCCGCGTCGCTGAGCCGCTTGTATGGATACAGGCCCGGCCGAGCGACGATTCGCTTGTTGCCGGCCACGCCCGCAGCGTCGTAGAGCGTGCGCTTGGGCAAGGCGGGGTTGGTGCCGGGGTTTGCATCATTGCCGGCGATCGGATCCACGTAGATCGTCGCGTATCCGGTCGGCTTGAGGGCGTCGAAGTCCAGATCGATCGCATACCCTTGGTCCGACTCGTAGACGTTGAACGCCGGCATGAGCGTCGGCATCGAGAAGCTGCTTGGCAAAGTGAGCTTGCGGAAGGTCGGCAGCGCTGAGGGCTTGACGAAGGTGGCATCGCCGGGCCGGGCGGCATTGCTCCCCGCGCCATAGGTGGTCGATTCGTTGGTTCCAGGCATGGTGTGTGCTCCTTAGGCGTCCGCGGTGACCCGGACGATGTCGGTGCCATCGCCTCTGACGATGGCGGTCTTGAGGGTTGCGATCGCGACTCCGGCGCCGGCAGCGGTCTTCACCGTCACCGTCTCGGCAGTCGTGTTCACGACGGCCCATTCGGAGCCGTCGAAAGCGGGAAGGACCAGGTTGCGGGGTGCGGTCAGCGTGCCGGTAAGCCGGAGCGTTCGCCGTGCCGCCTGGCTATCGGTGGCGGTCGTGTCGCCGACATCGGACATGGCGATATCCGATCGGCCGCTCGGTCCGATCTGCACGTAGGCGGATCCGTCCCAGAGCCAGAGTCCGGTCCGCGTTCGGGTCAGGAAGGCCGTGCCCGCGCCCGGCGTATCGGTGGGCTGGCCGAGGTCGTAAGTCTGGCGCCACCGGATCCCGTCCCGGACGAACACCACGCCGGAAGCGTCGACCAGCGTGATCGCGCCGGCCACGGTGGTGAACGTGCCGATGTGCAGCGCGTTGCCGGAGGGCGGCGTGGTGGTCAAGGTGTGGGTGAGGGTGCCGTCGCCCTTGAGCCACAGGAAAACGAGCGCTTGGTCGTCCGGAAGGACGTAGCTGCCCGCCTGGCGCTGGACCGGCCAAGCGAGAAGGGCCGTTCCCGCCGCGACGTTGGCCGTCAGCCCGGTTCCGGCCGAGATCCCGAGTCCTTGGAGGATCCCAAAGCCGTTGCCGCCGCCAAGCGCGTTCACGGAGTCGACGGCGAGGAGCTCGTTGAGCGACTCGGCCGACAGGACGCCGCTACCGAAGGCCGTGACCTCGCCCGAGATGGGCGCGGTCGTGGTGGACGAAGTGCAGCCGGCGATATCCGCAGGCGCGGGCGCGCTGGCGGGTACCGGCACTTGGGAAGCCAGGAGGGTGATTGCCATGGGAGTGGTTGCCTACAGCCGCGTAAAGCTGAAGTTCGGTTCGTCGAAGGACATCCAGTGGGAGATCGCGCTTTCGCCGTCCTTCACCAGCGAGAGCATCCAGCGGCCCTGCGCGTCGACCATTTGTTCGGGGTTCGAGAACGAAGCTTCATCGCGGACGGGGATCGCTCCGGTGTCGTCCTCAACGTCGGCCGCCGCGGAGAGCGCCGAATCGCCCGGGCCCTGGTACTGGAACTGGAGCTTGCCCGGCCCGCTGTCGCCGGCGTCGTGAACGAACCAGAGCACGAGAAGTGCGCCGCCCTCGCCGCGCGCGATCTTGGGATTCCTACCGTCTGCCATCTTGCTAAACCCGCCGAACGTGGCGCCATCGTCGTCGCTCCAGCACCGCCACACCTCGAAGGCGCCGGCGGAGACCTCGCGCTCGAAGACCAGGTGGATCCGCTGCGTTCGTTGGTCGACGCAGAAGCACACGTTGCGGCAATCGCCGTATGCGCTCGCTTGGATCTCGGTCGTCCATGCCGAGACTGGGGCGCTGGTATCGATGCGCCGGAACCAGACGTCGTCGCCCTCGATCGAGGCCTGCATGAACCGGGCATCGGCGGTCTGATCGATCCAGATTCCGCCGTCGACGCCTTCCGCGACCGTCTTGTACGCGGTGAAGAACCCGTGGAACGGCCGCACTTCGGCAATGTCCAGCGTCCCAACCCGGATCTTCCAGTCCGTCTCGTCGTTATCCAGCGCCGGGGCGTACTGCCAGACGAACCAGCCCGCCGGCGGCATCGCCATGGCCGTCCCCACATCCGCGCCCAGATCGTCGGCCAGGTGCGCGGCGGCCGGGACAGGCGATACCAGCGGCCGGGTCTCTTCGGCCATGTCGTAGACCACTTGGGCGTGGTCCTCGGTCGGCTGCCAGGATCCCATGTTGCGGCCTCGGAACGGGAAGCACGCGACCGGTGGCAACTCGCTGAAGGAGTTGATGAGCGCGGCCCGGACCGTGTTGCCGGACGCTTTCGGGAGCGGAACGCCCATTCCGAACTTGTCGACCACGCCGATGGATTGCCCTTCGTACGAATCGTATAGCAGGCCCAGCTCGGTCGTAACGTCGCCGGCGAGCCCCGCTCCGATCGGGCCGCCTTCGATGACGCGGCGGCGGAAGCAGAGCCAGTCGATGATCGTCGAGGTGACCCCGAGCGCGGTCACGAGCGGCGGGTCTTGGAAGCCAAGGATGGGATCGTAGAACGTCCACTGGCCCCAGCGCACGCCCGGCCCGTTCGGCCAGATCAAGCTGCAGCACTTTCCCGACTCCCAGAACGCGCGCGGATGCTCTGAGGCAAGCTCGAAGCGCGGCCAGTCGATCTCGACCGGATCGCCCGGATCTACCGGGGTCACGACCAGGCGGAGCGTCGCGTAGCCCCGGCCGCTCGCGAGTTGGAACGCGAACGCCCGCTCCGGATCCGCCATGGTCGCGGCGCTGATGCCCTCCGGAAGCAGGTCGGAGCCGGTGTCGGGCACCGCTCCCGCCCCGTTATCGATCGCCCACGAGCCGGCGTACTTCGACTGTTCGCCCTGGGGGAAGGCGTAGAGTCCGGGATCCTCGCCGAGTAGCGTCGCCTCGCCGTCGATGCCAACGAGATACGCCTCGATGGAGGCGACGTTCGTCAGACTCCACGCGAGCTGGACCTTCCGCGCCAGGTGGAGTTGCATAAAAGGCGCCGTCGACCAGCTTCCAAGCTGCAGCTCGATGGTCGCGTCCGCGCCCGTGAATCCCGAAAGGGTCAGGCCACCCACGCCGAACGCGATCGCGCACTGCGGGATGCCGGCGTCCTCTTCGACCTGCCACTCGCCTGGCCGGTCCAGCGAGAGCTGGCACTCGGCGGGGATGGCCACTTCTTGCGTGATCCAGCGCGAGACGCCCAGCCATCGAAGCCCGCCCGCGAACGTGTCGAGGAACGGCGTATTCCCCTGCTCGGTCTCTACGGGCGAGAGGATGAGGCTGTTACGGGTCCGGCGTTGCTCAGGTGCGGGGAGGGCGGCATCGTAGAGCCATTGCTCCCGGATCGGGCCCCAATAGTCGGTCCACGCCACCGGTCCGCCATCTACGTCCCAGTCGTCGCGCCAGAAGAAGAACTGCCAGTGCGGGTTCGGCCAGGTCGCAAGGTAGCGGGCTTCGGGGTTCGCATGGCTCTGATAGCCACCGCCGGCGCCCACCGAACTGGGGTACGCCAGCGATACCGACTCGCTTTGGCTGATGGGATCGTAGACCGGGCAGATCGTGGCGCAGGAATAGCCTACGATTCCCGAAGGGCAGTCCGGCGCTTCGACCCACGAAGGCGGGCATTGGCACGCGATCGGCCCGTAGAGCGCGAACGTCTTGTTGTAGCTCTGCGATTTCGAAGCGCTCGTCGGGCAGTAGGCATCCAGTCCGAGCGGATCCTCGATTGGATGGGTGGCAGATCCCACGCACCCGAGGAACTCCGAGGTGGCCGGATGGACGATCGGATTCGATGAGGTGTTCACCGTGACCGCATCGTCGGTGCATGATCGCGAGGCGAGCGCCTTGGTCTCGGGGAAGGTGCCTCGATACCAGAGCGCCCGGTAGGAATCTCCCAACCGCCGGATCGCCCTTTCGAGGTTCGGCACAAGCCGTACCGCGCCGCCTTGCGATTCGCTCCAAGTCTCGGTCGAGTAGACGTCCTGGTACGACGGCCCGATCAGCCCCGTGCAGGGATCGACGCACTCCGAGGGGCCGGTGACCGTGTACTCGAATCCCGGATCCCCGCCTTCCTCCGCAACGCAGATGACGAGGACCTCCTCGCTGCAGCCGGCACGTTCGACGTACTGGAACAGGTACTGGCTCTTGCTCCGGCAGTTGATCCGGGCGTCCCAGGTCGTCTCCACGTCGACGATGCCGCCAAGCGATAACCCGAACGGGCACCCGGAACCGGCTGGAGGCTCGAGCGTGAAAGGCGTCGCCGGCAATGCGACCCACGAACCGCTGTACTCCTGGAACCGCCATCCGCCCTCCGCGCCGCCCGTCGTCTCGGTCAACCACGCGATCGGGGCGCCCGCCGCCGGATTGCACGGATCGTAGGTCCAGGCGGGCACGCCGGTCCGGCCAGCCGAAACGCCGCCGGTGAGCCGGACGGGCATGCCGATAAGAGGGATGTAGTTCGGGCCGACGCCGTCGCTGGTGATGTCGACCGCGGATCCGGGAAGGACGATATCCAGGGCGCCGTTGATGTAGATCTCGACCGCCGACCACACCATGCGCCAGAGCGAGCCGGTGAGCTTGGCGTAGAGCTTCACCCCGACCAGGCGAGCCACGATCTCCACGCTCGGAAGGTAGCCGGCGCCGCCGACGATGTAGCCGCCGAACGGCGCGCCGGGCCCGTTGTACGTGACCTGCCAGGACCCTGTCGTACCGTTAAAGCTCGAGGAGCTGGTGAGCTGGATGCCGTCCTCGACGTCGATCGCGTTGACGATCCAGTTGGTGGCCGCGCTCGCTTGATGGCCATAAGTGGCCGAGCCGACGCCCGAACTGGACACACTGGCGTCCGAGGCGCACCGCAGCTCGAGAGCCGCCCAGTCGATGATCCTGCCGTTATTGGGCATCTTTACAACCGCAAGGTTTCACAGAACCGGATTTCGGAGGCGAGCGCCGGTCGGTTTCGCGCTTCCACTCGTTGGCGAACTTCACAAGCGCCAAGGTGAAGTCCTCGGCACGGCAGGAGCACCCGGAGACCACCAGCGGGATCTCCACGGTTTCGCCTTCGCCACCGATGGCGATCTTGAGGTCGGTCATGCGAGGATGTCGGGGCCGCCGAGCCGGCTGAAGCCGGGGATGAAGTAGAACCTGCCGAAGTTCGGATCGGCAGGATCGAGGATCTGGACGTCTTCAGTCGGCACAGACGGCAACCCGGTCCAGTTGCCCTGGTTGGTGCTCGCCTGCTTGGTGGTCGTTGTCGGCATCTTGGAGTTCTCCGCCATTCCGGAGATCCGATTGCCGAACATGACGATCGCGTTCTTTCGCTGAGTCGTGGATCCATCGGCGCGGAACAGTCCGTTGAGTTGGTCGAGGTTGCTGGGGCGAGCCAGCTCGTACTCGGCCATCTGCATGGTGTGTTTCGTGCTGAGGATCCTGACGCTGGCCACGACCCAGCGCTCCCAATCTCCGACCATGTTCTGGACTTCGACGAAGTCGTAGAACCGTAGCGGTCGCGGGCGTACTTGCTGGGCGTCGGCCGCATCGGTTGCGAGGATCAGCGGCGCCTCGAACTTCATCCGGTAGACCGTATGGCAGGACAGGTCGAAGATTCGCCGGCACACCCAATCGACGGCCTGTTGGGTGGTGAGCTTGGCATCGTAGACCCGAATCGCCACCTCGCGGCCGAGGTAGTCCGGATTAGCGGGGTCGGGATAGTTGGGATCCGACGACGGTAGGTTGAACGGGTTGTAGCTGCTCAGGTTGTAAGCGACCTGGCTCAGCTGCATCGCCGACGTTTGGCCATTTTCGGTTGCCGCCTCTTCGCTTGCCGAGCCATAGACTTCCACCTTGTTGCCCTCCGGTGGTTCCGCCCATTCCTCAAGCGTTCCGCGGCGGATGAACGTCTGTTTGACGGTCTGATCGCCCACGATTAGATCCGGATACGAGCGATAGTCGACCGCGTGCTTCCCATCGCCCGGATGATCGATCCAGAATCGGGCAAGGACCTGGGCATCGGGTGCCTTAGGAAGACCGAGGCGCCAAAGGCCATCGACGCCCGCTGCAGGGTCGAAGTACACCCATCCACCCAGATAGTCCTTGGCGAACTCCTGGACGACGCTATCGATGGGCGAGCCCACTTCAAGGCGATAGGCGTCCGGATCGCTCGAGAGGAGCCGCACGTCGACCGTATCGATGAGGATGCGATTGATCGGGTAGGCGATCCGAAGGAGAACCGAGATGATGTCGGTGATCCGGTAATTGACCAGCTCGCCGCCTTCCTGCGTTTGCCAAGTGAACCGGGTTGGAGCTTGGGTCTCGGCGAGGCGCGTCCACTCTCCCGCGCATTCAACTGCGTATCGACGAGCATCGGGATCCGGATAAGACCTGGCTGGGTCCTTTCCCAACAACCGCTCCGATCGGACGTTGATCGCGTAACCCCGAAAGATCGTGGTCCGACTGCCGAGGGCGTCGTACTCGAGCTCGATCCGCACCGGAACCTTGCCCCGAGTCCGCAGAACAGAGAGGTCGTCGGCCAGGTCGGCGATCTCAATCGACGCTCGCTCCTCGCCCATCTCTCGCGCCGGCAGCGTGACGTCGCAACGCAGAATGTCGGTGCGAAAGAGCGCCGGATCCGGTTCACGGTCGGGACACTCTTTGGGCGAGCTCACCGGCGTTTCAAAGGTCGTTGCACGGCTAATTCCGTAAAACCGGATCGTCGGCGTCTTTTCGCCATCGCCCGATAACTCGAATTGCGCGCTGATCTCGCGTCGCGTCACTCCGGCCGGCACTGGATAGCGCTTAGCCTTGATCCGCTGCGTATCGCTGGTGACTACGCCTCCGAGAAACTCGACACCAGCGGAATCCAGGAGCGCGGGCACCACATTCGTACCCGGCGGGAACACGCCGAAGCATTCGAGGTCGATAAAGTCAGTCCCATCTCCAGGAGCCAGGCGGTAGGGCAGAAGAACCGGATCGTCGCGCAAAACGCCGGTGACCGGGTAGGTCGTCTTCATCAACTGCAGGATCGGGCGCATGTCGCGCCGAACATCGAGCCTCAATGGGGCTGCCTGGGTCTGAACGTTCGGCAAGTGCGCCGGAACGTAGTAGGTCGGGATCGGCGAAGCGTCCTTTCGGGCGCCCCGCATGACACCAGCGCGAAGCACGCCGCTCAGTCTTCTGCCGTTGGACTTCACCGAGGAAAAGAAGAAGACGATCTTTGTGCCGCTGTACCCTCCTGTGCCGGCAACTTCCGGTGCGGCGTCGGTCGCGATCGAGAGGAAGTGGTTACGGCCAGCAACCTCCTGCCGGTCGGCGAAGCTGAAGATCTTGCGCTGGCGCCAGTTGTCGACGTCGGTCGGGATCGTCGTTGCATTGAGATCCGTCGTCGAGCGCTCGTACAGGAATGCCGTGCCATCAAGGTAGAGCTTGAGGGCGTACTGCCCGTTTCCGCGGTCGACCGGCGTAGAACCTGCAGGACCTGAAAAGTAGAGCGTAAGCATGCCCCGTCCGACGAACTGGACGCCGGCCGGCACGAAGAAACGCAAGTGAATCGAACCGTCCGGTAGATGGTCGACGCTTGTGACCGCGATCCGGTCCATGTTGGTCGGATCTTCACCGGGCGCCGGACTCGCGAAGGACGACTGGTCAGTGCCGAGCGACTTGTTGAATGACCCACCGGCCTCGACCCGTTTTTGGATTGCCGGAGAACCGTTCGCCGGAACTCCGACCCCATAGGAAACCCCCGTCAATTCAAGAGCCTGTCGATACGTGTCGAATTCCTCGATCCCGTCTGCGGTCTGGAGTTGGCCGGACGCCTTGGTTAGGATGCCCGCGACGCCATCATCCGATTCGGCCGTCTCGCCAGCATCGAACTGCAGACCACGCAGTTGCCAGCCAATCTCCGGAACATTCACGACATCGGTGGCGACCGAGTCGGGTCCAAGAGCGACCTCATCGGCGACCTTGTCGAACGCGAAGGCCCGCTGCATTGCCGATGGCAGCGGGTCATCGAACGTGACGATGGTCTTCCGGTTGGGCGTGATGATGGGGTTCGACATGGTCGATGAGGGGGGAAGGGTGGGCAACAAAAAAGCCGCCTCAGTGGGCGGCTCTGGTTCAAAGAATCAGCTCAGAGTGAGACTGATCAATTTAGCGGGCGTGATCCCAGTCCAAGATTCAATTCCGTCGGATTTCATCGCGGATTTTTTCCTTCTCGACCCGTTCTTTCCGCTGAGACCGGGTTCCATACACGAATACACCAGCCAAACTGACCAGGGTTCCAGTCACAATTCCTGCTCCGTAACCGTACTGTCCGAGGGACACCAGCCAAAATGCCAATCCGAACGCTGCGACGGATAGCACCGCTGCGAAGATCTGACCGCGATTCGCCCTTGCCTCGGCTCCCTTTATGACTCGACTTTCCATATCGATGCGGTGAGTCATCTGGGTTTCTGCCATTGCGACAATTCGTCCAGCAAGACCAGGTTGAACAATATCGTACTTTCCGAGGGTTTCCGGATCAGGTATCGGACCGACGGTCAGGGTCACATCACTTTGTTCGTATGCGACGACATCGCCATTTTTTGCTTTCGCCATGGCTCGGCGCTGCTGACGAGATGCGCGTGCGTTCGTCAAAGCTCAAGTGCAGGTTGAGCTTCGCGCTCAGCCCTAAACTTGTCCATGGCTCTCTGGAAGTCGCTTGATACAGCAGCCCAATCCGAGCCAAGTGCGATCGCATCAGCCTCAAGTGGCGTTCTAGACGTGTTGTACTGGATGCCTGTGGAGCCAAGGTCTATCAGAGTCGCCGCGCCGCCAAGAAACGATGGCGTCGCCACAAGAAGTGTTGCAAACTGGCTCATGTGCATGTAGTTTACACAACGTACATGTCTTGCGAGAAGTTCTTTAAAAACTTCGATACGCCGAGAGAGTAGCAGAATTCAGGTCTTCTGGGCTATCTGCAACCTTCGACCCGGTCCGACCCGTCGCTATATTCGGAACCATGGCAGACACCAAAGTCACAGCAGATGTCGAACTGAGCTCGCCCGTCATTCTGGCTGGCGGATACCGATTTGCACAGTTCGGTAAATGGACCTTAAAGATCCACCTCGCTACGGGGCGCTCCTTCTACTTAGATAATGGCGGGAACTGGACTGAAATCAATGGCCACGTGCCGGCAGAAAGGCTAAACCCGTAGGATACGGAACCATGGCCGCGCCCGGAGCCCAGCCGATGAAACGATGCCCGACCTGCGGGGCCGTGAACGCGATCGCCGCTCAGGTGTGCTCGGCGTGTGGGCATGCGTTCTCGACTCCCATGGCAACGCCGGCGCCGAGTCCTTTGAATCAGACACAACTGATCCCGGCAGTGAACGGGGTCGTACGCGACTTCGAGTACTGGATGAAGATCGTATGGGCCATGTTGATCTTCGTGGTTGGTTTCGCTTCGACGTTCTATTGGCTCCGAATCACCGTAGCCGTCATGGGCGGTGGCGAGCCCAGAGACAACCTTCGGCTCCTAACATTCGTTCCTCCGGCTCTTGTGGCCCTTCCCATTGGGCTTTCGCTCGCAATGGTGTCTTGGAGCCTTGTCTGGATTTATCGAACCAACGGTCGGTCGTTCGCTGGGATGCGCGGAAGTATGAGCGGCTTGCTCGCAGCCTCGGCCCTGCTGTGCATCTTTCAGATCGTGGGTTGGTCGACCGAATCGTCATCGGAGGTCAAGGCCCGGGAACTGACAGAAGCCGCCGAGCGCCAAAAAGCCCGCCGAACCGTTCGCGTCGATCCGAGGCTGGAAGGATTGCAACCGGGTGTTTGGAGCAATGAACTCACCAAACGAATTGGCGCTCCTGACCGCACTCTTATGTCTGACGGTTTTCCGTCTGGCCTCCAATACGGCAGCTCTGTGGTGTGGCTAACTCCCGATGGCCGAGTGATTGAAGCCAAGGCGTACTTGCCTGACGAAGTCCCCAGCCGAAGACCAGATCCTGAAGATGAGTTAGACGAGCCCTAGGCCGATCTTATCGACGGCGTTATTGAGCTGCTGGCCGCTTAGTTTCGACGGAAGAGCCGACTGCGCACGTCGACCACCACCAATGACTTCGCGATGGTCCTTCATGGCGCGGGTGTGCTCTTGCATCGCCCGAGCATGCTCCTTTTCAACCGATTCGCGGCTCTTGCCGTTGATTCGATTGAAGATGTCCTCGATCTTAATGAAGTTTGGAAGGAGCAAATCAGCAACCACGCTGGCGACCTTTTCCATGGGTCCCGCAAGGCCCGCAAGTTGGCCCGTGAGCCGAGCTGCAAGCGCCACGAGAGGTGCGCCAGCCAGCTTCACGCGGTCGAAGTTCTGCTGCATGATGATGAACTCAGCGTTCAGTTCTGCGGCCGCTCTAGCATCGGATTCCTTGACCTCCATGCCTTGTGAAAGGCGCTTCCGAGTACCAGAACTCAAAAAGTACGCTTGTGCCAGCTCGGGGGTCTCGAACTCAAGCGCCCTCTTTCGAGCCTCCTTGAAGTTGTTTGCCGAAGCCACGTACTCGATCGCGTTAATCAGCGCCTTCGAGTCGTTGGTATCGCCATACACGCCTCGAACCGTCGAGATTCCAGCTTTCGCGGCCGCATTGGTAGCCGTACCACCGGCAGCAATCTTTGCGGACAACTGAGATGCCGCGTTTTGGCCTAAGCCAAGCGTTTGCCCCCATGTGGCGGCTGCCGAGCTCTCCCCAAACGACCCACCATTTACCGCACGAATGGCGACCTGGTTGTTGAGCGCCTTTACTGAGGCGGCAAGCCATACGAGTGCGGTCGCGGCAACTGCTGCCGCTGGCCCGAAGGCCCGCAATGCCGGCAACGCGGATTTAAGCGCATGGTTGACTCCCGTCGAGCCCGCACCGCCTCCCCCACTGCCCGCGGTCGCCGGGAAGCCGCCTATCACGTTCTTGAATGCCGCCAGGTTGCCGTTCTTGGCCATCTTCGCAAGGTCTATGCCCAACGGCATCCCGATCATCTGGCTACCCTGCTGCACCCACCGGCTCCGGAGGAGCGCCTGCATGAATTGCTGCGTCGGATCCTGGCTTCGAATCTGGCGACGAGCCCGATTGGCCATTCGCGCGTGGTAGGCCCGCTGGTTGTCGGGCCCGTTGAACATCATGTTCTCGTGGTAGGCAAGGGCCTGGCGCGGATCCAGAGTAGGCGGTGCTTGCGGCCGAGATCCACGGCCACCGCCACCGCCTCGCACCCCACCACCACGAGATGCGGCCGGAAGGACCAAGCCTAGGCCACCGCCGTACGATGCGATGCGGCGCAGCTCGTTGGCGATGCGTCGTAGCGAGTCGGCATAACCGTTGGCGCTCTTCGTAGCAGAATCCAAACGCCTCGAAGACGCGATGGCCGGCAGATTGCTGCCGGAAGTGTTGCGCTTCAACTCTGCGAACTGGCCGTTCAGGGAGCGAAGGTTCTGCCGCACGCGCTCGAAACCCGCGAAGGTATCTCGACTGCCAACCTGGATGTCGATTACGATTGCCATGTCATGTCTTCAATTTGCTGGCTTTGCGATTCGGCGTACTCGATGACGTCGTCGAGCCATGTCATCGAAAGCGGGTCGTAGGAATGCCCTGCCTTCAGTCCAATGGTTTCGCAGATCGCGCCAAGTCGTTCGTTGATCGACCAAAGGAGATCGAGCTCACCCTGAACCACGTCTGGGTGAGCTTTGAGAGCCCAGATACTAAGGCCGATTAGGGCGCGTCGGCTTGGGCTTCCGCTTTTGGGGCGGGATCTCCGGAAACTACCTCCGTGGCGATTCGCATAAAGCCCTCGAAGAGATCATCGAACATGCTGAACTGCGCAAGCTCTTCGAAATCGTAGCGATCCGAAACCGGGCCCACTTGGGCGGTCTCAATGACAGCAAGCATTTGGCAGCTGCTTTCGCTGAGGATGACGGCTCGATCCCCGACCGGAGGAATGGATTCGACGATCACATTGCCTTCCGCGTCGGGAATCGGCTCGAAATGGCGCTGGTACCGGCGAGTGCCCTCGGCAAATGCAGCGATTTGCTCCGCGGCCCCGAGATGTCGATACGTAAGCTCGAATGGAAGATCGGGATTGTTTCGCTCGATGAGAACGACCTTCTTCACTCCGCGCTTAGGGATGGCTAACGAGTATAGGTTGACTTTCGGCATAGGCCTCCTTATGCGGTCACGGTGATGCTGTTGGCGCCGGCGTCGACCGGCTCGAACGCAAGTCGGGCGATCTGCCGTCCCTTGCCCTGGAAGCCGTCGTTGTATTCGCCTCGCGTGTAGTAGCCGGCGACGGTTCGAGCGGACGTCCCCGTCCCTTCCACGATCGTCACCAGGAAGATGTCGGCTGAGAAGATGGCGGTGCGCAAAGGCGTCGGATCCGTCCCGCCGTTCACCTTCAGGATCGAAAGGTTGAGGAAGTGGCCGTCGCTAACGCGGACCATGTTGTCCCGAGTGGAGTTCACGGGCGAGATCTCCTCGTTGGTCGGCCGTAGAGATTGTTCCGTGCTCTCCATCACCGCCGAAATGTTGATCGGCGTGCCGTTCGTGAGCCCACCGTTCGCTGCCACCACTTGCGGGGTGACGGTGGCGCTAATAAGGTGCCGGCCAAGTTGGTACTGGGGATTAATCGCCATCTTCGTTCTCCTGGGTGGCCTTCACGGCCGGGTCGTCGGCCGGCGGGATCGGGAGGCCCGAACTGCCGAAGCCTTGTTGAAGGATCGGGGATGCCGGGGTCTCCGGCGTGGGTTCTTGCTTCTTAGCCATAGCGCTGCTCGAGCTCCTCGGCGGACCGTTCCGCCAAGCTGAACATCCGGGGCCGTACCGCCTCTTCGACGGCCGTACCGATTGGGCGCGCGAACATCGTCCGCGTCCCATTGTCGAGATAGTCCGCAACTGCGGAATCGTTGAAGATCCGGCCCGCGATAGGCGCCTCTCCGGCCCGGGGATCATCGGACCGCCACGCCGAACGGAACACGCCGCTCTGCACGTTGATGGTTGACGCATCCAGCCGCGGCGAACCGTGGCGCCTTGCGTACGGGTGGTCCATCCTCGCCAGCTCGGCTAGGCTGTACCGGCCGCTGGATCTGCGCCGCGCTTCCTCCAGGCCGCTCTCGATGGCGCGGTCGACGCCCCACTTGAGATCCCGCCGGAACCACCGCTCTGCATCGCCGAAGTGGCGAACCGCCTCGGCGAGCGTCATCCTACGTTGCATGGGGCTCACCGATGCTGAACCGGACCGTTATCAGCGCCGCGTAGAACGGAAGGTTGCTGCCCAAGTAGTAGGCGTTTGCGGCGTTGGTATCGCTGATGTCGAGCGACGCTTCCAGGATCGTGGCCTTCCCGCCCGCATAGGCGTACAGATATGTCCGCATCGCCAGGTACCGGCTCTCGAGCTCGCTGTAGGTGTCCTTGGCGCCCTTGGGCCTCCCATCCGCCATGTGGGTCGACGTGACGTACCAAAGGCCGACCGATTGCTCGTAGCTGTCGTTGTGGAGCCCGAACGCACCCGAACTCACCGCCGGCGACCACTGCGCAACAACGTAGGGGACCTGCAGCCCGCCCGGAGCGCCCTCCTCCATCTTCTGGACCAGGTCGCGCCAGTTGAACCGATCGGCAGTGGCGACATCGAAGATCTGTTGGACCTCGGTCCACACGTCGGATGCGGCATCGTAGAAGACCTGCCGCGCGTCGCTGAAGATGCTCATGGTTTAAGGAATCGGCGCTGGCGGCCGGGTCGAACGTTTGATGAAGATCGTCTTGGACCCGGCCCGCCAGTTAAATGACCGGACTCCGCCCTGCGTCATGAACCAGGTGCCCTCTTCCGGATGGCCCGGCGTCTTGAGCTGAACCGCCCACCCGTCATCGATCGCCACGTCGATCGGAACTCGCAGCACGTCGGTGGTCTGGACGATGTCGTAGTTCGACCGTCCAATCGGCATCGGGATGGAGGCCTCAGAGCTCGGCATGATCCGGGCAGCCTGACCGGCATTCGTCGGCGTTCCAGGGAACTCCGGGCCTTCCACGCCACGATCGGCGTCCACCATCAAGACGAGCGGCTCGTAGAGATCCACGACGTCGCTGTAGAAGGCGCGTTGACGATCGTTCATGCCTTAGTCGCTCCGGTAGCCCTTCAGTTCCGGCCGTACGGTCTGGCCAACCGCGGATCCCGTTCGGCGGGGTGGTTCCGGCGGCTGCTGGGTGAGCCGGATCTCCTTGGCGAGCGCCAAGTACTTCTTGGCCCGATCGCCGAAGTCCTCCGCCTGGTCGCCTTCCGACCACTTCTCCGCCCGGCTGGAGTAGTAGCCCGCGATCGCCTCGGCGCCTTGAGCGCAGGCCTCGGAAAACGAGTAGGTGGCGAGTAGGTCGAGGATCTCCTCGTCGTGGAGGATCATCGACCCATCGACCGTGTCGCCAAGGCGTAGGCGGACGCGGTCCTTTTCGGTTCCGCTGCCCGGCGTGTACGTCTTGGCCATGGGTTACTCCTTGGGCGCCAGCACGGCGATGATGCCGTCCTTCGTGCCCGGGATGTCTTCGACTTGGCGGTAGCCCGCGATCGCGCGAAGCTGTTCCTCGTTGAGCCCCTTGAGCGCCGAAGCGGTCTTGGGGATGATGAGATCGATCAGCGCGCGAAGCTCCTCGACCTTGGCGTCGAGGCCCTCGATCTGGACCGATTGGGCGATCGTTTGTTCAGCCAGCTCCGCCGCGGCTTTGCCGGCCTCTTCGACCTGATGCTCAGCCGTCTGGAGCTTCTGGGCCACATCGATGACCGTCTGCTCGAGCTCGGCGACCCGCGATCGGGCCGCCTCCAGATCGGCTTCGAGGTACTCCACCGACTCGGCAGGCTCGCTGCCAAGCTGGGGAAGGACTTCGCCGAGCTCGCGGGGAACGTCGTCGCCGACGGGCTCGATGGCGCCCGATCGCAGGAGCCAACCGAGGTCGGCATCCTGCAGATCGAGATCGTTGATGAGGGTGTCGGGCGCAAAGCGCCCGACTTGGTGGTTGGTTCGGTACTGCGGCAAGGCGGGATCTCCTTAGTAGAACGAGCACTTGACGACGGAGCCGGGGTAGTACACCGCCGGCGCGCCGTTGAATCCGAGCGTCGAGATCCCGCGGACCGGGTTCTTCTTGAACTCGAAGTCGTAGTACATCTCCGTTGCGCCCCGGCTTGCGGCCAGGTTGTTGGCGTTGCGGGTCATGATGAACTCCATCACCGAATCGCCCGACTCGCGCGGGCCCACGACAACGCCCTTACCCGCCGGAATGAACGGCTGGTACACGTTGCTCGAGTCCTGGTAGCCGCGTTCGTACTCCACGATCATCGGCAGGTCCTGATCGAACATGATCCGGTTCACCTGATCGAGCGAGAGCGGCTGCACCTCGCCGGAAGCAAGCGCAACGCGCCGGCCACCAAGGTCCGCAGGGTTCGTGTTGGCGAGAATCGCGTTCACGGTCTCCGCCTGCACGTAGAGCCGGGCGGCGCGTCCGAACGAGGTGCTCGAACCGCGCGCCAGGAGCTTGATCTGCCGCATGTCGGCCAGCGGCGTCGACGTCGCCGGCGTGGTCCAAGGGACGATCGAGGTGAACGTCTTGAGCGTCACCGTGTCCGTCGCCAGAATCTGGCCGTTCTGGTCGGGCACCGAGTAGATGCCGTTGATGAGGAAGTCCCATCCGATCTTCCGGAGGCGGTTGATCGCGATGTTGAGCAGGTGGTTCTGGTCCTCCTGCTGGGCCCGCTCGATGTTGATGGCGTTGGCGAACGTGCCGATCTCGCGGCCGACGGTGAGGAACTCCTCGCTCATCAGCTTCTGGTCGCCGTACTTGCCGGGCTCGACCTTGAAGGTCTTGATGCCCTCGCGCTGGATCCGGCCAAAGCCGCCATCGTAGCCGCGGGCGGACATCAGCCCGGTGTAATTGTCGCGCTGCTCCCAGACCACCATGCTCGCATCGATGCCGTTGATGGGCATGATCTGGAACAAGGGGTCATCGAGCGTGAGTACCGGCAGCTTGTCCTGCAGGATCGCCTGGAGGGTCGAAGATTGGGTGTATACGTACTGCACTTCAGGATCTCCTTAGTAGAGCTGGAGCAAGCCGTCGGCGACGGTGCCCATGACGAGGCGGCCAAGGTCGGTCACACCGTTGGCGTCCAGTCCCACCAGATCGGTGGTCCGGTAGAGGCCGCGGATGATGACGCCGTGGTCGCGGAACGTGCCCCCGCGCTCCGATCCGTACGGCGCGCTGCCGAGCGTGATCAGGCCGGAGGGGTCGGTGGCGATGTCGACCGGAAGGATCGCCTTGGCGATCTGCTGGCCGTTGGAGAGCGCGTCGTTGTAGTCCGCGAAGGCGAACTGCGCGCTACCGGGCGTGGTGCGGGCCACCGTGACCGTGGGGCTGGTGCCCGTCAGGTTGTTGATGACCTGGATGAGCGGCTGCGGCTGGTTGGCCAGAGCGCCGGTGTAGGTCACCGTCGCCACGCCGGCGTTCAGCGGGCTACCGGTCACGTTCACCGTTCCGCTCGGCAAGCCGTAGACGCGGGTCAGCGCCGCCTCGATGGCTGCATCGATGGTGGCCACGCTCGCGTTATGCGCCAGCGGGTCGGTCTGGGCGCCCGAGACGATCAGGGTGAACGTTCCGCCCGAGAGGGTGCCGCCGGGGGTGAGCGTCTGGACTTCCGACGCCGCCGCGGCGGTCACCTGCGCAAGGATTCGGCCCTTGCCCAGGACGAGGTTCGCCGCGAATCGCACCGCGAGCAGGCGCATATCCTCGGGGAACATGGCAGGCACGATCGATGCCTGCGTGAAGGTGTTGACTTGACCCATTACTTAGCCTCCTGGGAAAGCACGGCTCGGCCGGTGCCGGTCATGGCGAGCAGACGCTTGCGCTCGTCGTCGTCGATGCCCGATCCCTTGGGCGCCTCGTCGGGGATCTCCTGCTCGAAGAGCTTGTGGGCGGGCCGCGCGGCCACGGCATCGCGGACGGCCTTCACGTTGGCGCCTTCGCGCACGCTGCCGTCGGCGCTGAGCATCGGAGCGCCCGCCTCGCCGTCGCTGGCGGCCGCCTGCCGGTAGAGGGCCTCCAGACTGGCCCGCTCTCCGGGGAATGCGCGCTTGGCGCGAATCGCCTGGTCGGCAAAGGACGCAGCGGCGTCCCCGACGATCTTGGTGGTCACGGCGGCGAGCTGGGCATTCGCAGCCTCGATCTGCTTCTGGATCGCAGGATCGACGGCAGCGGGCGCCGGGGCGGCCGGTTGGGCGATGGAGTCGGCGAGGTCCTCCTGGGTGATCCCCGCCTGCATGGCGATATCCGGGTTTTCCCCGAAGAACGCCTTAACCTTATCGATGAGCTTCATGTTTGTCTCCTTGTGGGAAGCCCCGGAACCATCCGGGTCGGTGGGGTGCGTTGACGAGCTGGCGGACTTGCCGCCAGTGGCGATGGACCCGCGAAGCGAATCCAAAACGTGGTCGAGGGGGTGGATCCCATCGAGTAGGCCGAGATCGACGGCGTGCTGGCCGACGTGGACACGGCCGTCAGCGAGTTTTCGCGCCTCTTCGAAGGACATGCCCCTTCCGCGAGCGACGGCGGACACGAACTGGGTGTTCAGGTCGTCTACGACCCGCTGCCAATCATCCAGGTGATCCTCGGTGATTGGAGTGCCGGCCACTCCTGCGCCCTTATGGGATCCAGTCCGGATGACGTGGACTTTCACGCCCTGCTTGGCCGTTGCCTCGGAGGTGTCCCGGACCGCCATGTAGACCCCGATGGAGCCGACCTGCGCTGTGGAGTTACCATAGAACTCGCTGGCCTGGGAGCCGATCCAGTAGGCAGCCGACGCGCACAGATCGGAGGCGTAGGCGATGATCGGCTTCTCGGCGCCCAGACGCTGCACGTCCTCGGCCAGGTCCGCCGTGCCTGCCACCTCGCCACCGGGCGAGTCGAGCAGAAGCACGACCTTGGCGACCTTGGGATCGCGGATTGCGGACCTCAGCGCCTGACGGATTCGGACCGTCGAAGTGCCGCCGAACAGCCAGCTCGCGCAGGTTTCCTCCTTGGACAGGGGGCCCGAAATGGAAAGGACGGCGATTCCGCCGTCCTCCAGGGTGTATCCGCGTCCGGAAGTCCGGTCGTCGTCCCAGAACGCCTGCGGCGGCGCCAGGTCGGACGCCTGCAACCGGTCCAGACGGTCCAGGTAGGCGCTTGCGGCCTGCTCCTCGATCGCCCAGCAGCCCTTAGCGGCGAGGGTCGTCGTTACTCGGGGGTTCATCTTCGTTCTCCTGTTCGGCCGGGTTGGGGCCGCTTATCTGGGGATCGGGGTCCTCGTCCCATCCTTCGGCCCGCTGGGGCGCGCCGATCGCGCGGTCGAAGCCGGGGAATTGGCTGGTATGGATCGTGTAGCCGACCTGGGCGAGCGCCGAAACGGTCGTGGCGAAGTCGGGTTTCTCGACTTTGCTCATGGCGAGCGCGGGCATGAACTCAAGGGCATCCTCGCCCAGGTTGCGGGCTACGACCCGGCGAAGGACTCGCCCGAAGGAGTCGCAGAGCTTCGTGCGGATGTATCCGACCACCGAGTCCAGTAGGTTCTCGCCGGTGCCGGAATCCGCTCGGCTGCCGTGCTGGGCCTCCATCGTGGCCCGGATCGCCTTGATGATCGCCAGCACGATCTCCTTGTCCCGACGATCGATGAACGCATCGAACGGGCTCTGGCCGGAAGGCGGATAGTGGGCCTGAACCGTCGCGCCGTACTTGAGCGCGATCGCGCCCCCGTTGGCCCACTGGACCAGATCGTCGAGCATCTCCTCTTCGGGCGTCTTGGCGGGATCCGCTGCCGAGGCGTTTTCGGCCGTTGTGCCCGACACCTTGCCGCCGGCGTGCTGCCCGATGTACTTGAGCTCCTCGACCCGGGCGAGCTGCTTCTCGTACCAAGGCGCATAGGCGGCTCGGAGCCAGCTTCGGCCCTGGGGGTTGCCGCCGCGGGCGCCGAAGGTGAGGACGAATAGCTTGTCGGGGTTCAGGGCGTTCGGGATCGAGCCGAGATCGAAGATCAGGCCCTGCCGGACCGTGATCCCCTTGCCCGGCATGACCGCCATCACGCCCCGGAACCGGTTCATCCCATCGACGACGAAGGCGTAGTTCTCGCGCGGCTTGGCCTTGATGCTCTCGAACCGTTCCAGTCCGGCGAACGGTCCGGTAGTCGCGAGCTCCGTGGTGACCTCGGCCAGCCGGTGGCCCTTGGCGATCGCCTCGAGCATGTCCCAGAGCACATCGCCCAGGCCGCTGAAGTCGTCGTCCTCGAGTCCGGCAAGAACAAACCGAACGTAATTCGCAACCCGCTCGGACTCCTCGTGCCGCTGGCGCTCTTCCGGCGTCGCCCGCTCCAGGTCCTCGCAGATGTAGAAGGGTTCGACGGTGAGGCCGTTCTCCAGAACCTTGATCCGGAGCAGGTCGACGTGGCCGCCGATGACCGGCTCGTTCATCATCCGGTCGTAGATGTCGAGGCCGAAGTCGCGTTCGGCATCGTCGATCGACTGCGGCAGCGCCCGGTCGCCGATGAAGTACCGGTACTCGAGGCTGGCGGCGATGTACTCGCGCCTCGGGTCTGAGACGACCGGCGTCGTTCGGGTGGGATTCTCGGTCTGGCTCATCGGGGCTCGTAGGTGGTCGTGGACACGGGCTTATAGGCGCTCTTTCCGGGCCGCATGGCGACGCCGAAGATACGTAGGAGGGCTTGCGTGGCCTGGTCGACGATGTCGTCGTGGGGAGCTTTCGGGAAGCTGGTGAGTTGGTTGATCGCCGGTTCGACCCATTCGAAACCCGGCATCTTGGGGTGAGGCAAGTAAACGTTGCCCGCTTCGACGAACGGCGAAACCGCGTGGGCGCGCGCTTCCTTTCCGCCCTGCGGATCCACGGCGATGATTCCCGGCACCTTGCCGGTGAGCGTGGCGATGACGGCCGGTCCGTTCGCTTTGTCCTCGATGAGGATGGCGCCGGTCCGGGGATGCTTCTCCTTGGCGGACTTGACCGCCTTCACCGACTCGGTAAAGCTCTTGCGGCCATGGTCCAGATCCAGGAAGAAAGCGTTGGCGCCGTTCCGGGCCCAGGTTCCGCCGGCGACCAGGTCCGAGTCCTCGGTGCTTTTGAACGCCATATCCCAGGACTGCAGGAGCGTGCCGAGATCGGCCGGTAGCACCATGGCCGGAATCCGGTGGATCTCACCCGACTCGTCGCGTACTTCGACCGGCGGCAAGTTCATGCCCGGAAGCTGCCAGTACCGCCACCACCATTTCTTGAAGATGAGGCCGCCCGGAGGCGCCGGGTTCTGCTGGTGCTGCGCTTCGTAATCGGTCGTACCGAGATCCAACCGCGCCTGATTCAACACTTCCCGCGTGAAGAATCCGGGGAACAGAAGCTCGCCGGGCTCGGTGCGTGGGTCGGTAAAGCCGATCGATGTCGTGTTGCGGCGTTCCGGATCGAACTCCGAAGGGAGGCAGAGGTGATCGTAGTAGCCCTTTCCAAGCGCGTGTCCCGTGAGGTCCTGCTCGTGCAGTCGCTGGCCCATGATGACTTTGCAGCCCTTTCGCGGGTCGTTTAGGCGGGAGCTGGCCGCTTTATCCCACCACGTATTGGCGCCCGATCTCTTGGTGTCGGAAGTTGCGTCAACTGCGTTGAGCGCATCGTCGACCACGATCTTATGGCCGCGGAAACCAGTCGTACCAGCTCCGACCGCGACGCACTGGCGTCTGCCGCCGGCGGTGTTCTGGAAGAGCTTCTGTTGGTTCCGATCATCACGGATTTGCCATGCCGGCTCGAACCACTCCTGGTACTGATCCGACTGAACAATGTCACGGCAGCGGATCGAGTCGCGGATTGCGAGCTCAAGCGCGTAGGAGCTAAAGATCGACTGGATCCAAGGGTATTGAATCCATTCCCATGCCGGCCAGAAGACGCAAGTAATGAGCGATTTCATATGGCCAGGCGGGATGTTGATAATCAGGTCCTTGATCGCGTCGTCCGGCTTCGGTTCGGCGTCGACGTTCCAGACCTGCATCCGGGTGACCGCTTCCAGATGGAGCGAGATCGCCTCGATGTGCCAGTTCCAAACCAGCGGCGTTTCCGGTTCGACGACCGACCAGAAGTTCTGTACAAAGACGCCAAGGCTTTTGCGGCAGTCCTCACTTCGATCCTGACTGGGACTCTCCGGACTCGTTGGCGACTTTAAGGTAGGCCACCATGGAATCGGCGCGTTCGAGAACAGTTCGGACCAACTCATTCGCTCCGCCGGGTTTGTCTCTCAGAAACTTCGGATCGGAACATGTCTTAGCAATGGCCGTGCCCATTTCCACAGATGCCAGCAGGAACTCCACAAGCGCGAGTTGGAAGCGGCCCGTCAATTGCTCTATCCGGAGGGTAGAGGGATCCGATGCCATCGGATGGTTACCCGGGCTGCTGTTCGATTTCTGTTCGATTTGGCCATTCTGGGACTCGGCGCTGTTCGATTTTTGTTCGATTCTTGGATCCGATTCCGGTCCACGAATCAAGGTGGCACTAGCATCCGCGAGCCATCGCTTGAGGGTGGACTTTGAGATTCCATGCCGCTCAGATACAGCGTCCCATCCGTCGCCGGCAATGAACTCGGCTACTGCTTGCGCCTTCTTTTCGGGGGAGTGGGCCACTTAGATGCGCCTCAATCGTTGTCGAACACACGAAGGGCGAGCTTGACCGGGCCGTTTCCGTCGAGACCCACGATCGTGGCCAAGTCGCCGAGTTGGTCCGGCTGGCCGCTAGCGACGTCGGCGAGGATCGAATTGGCGACGATAAGTGCGCTCCGGCGATTAGCAAACTGAATGCTAAGGCCGGTTTCAGGATCCACGACCTCGATCGGCGAGTCGAGGACGTAGTCAGGCATGCGCACCTCGGCGATCGTCCGATGCTCGTCTTCGGGCGAGCCCTTGTACCCGCCGGTCGATTTGCGGAAGTCGATGTCGGCGGGGCCTGAATCGCCCCGATACGCTTGAAGTTTGAGGTCAGCCATTTCGTTCACTTGGATTTTTCTTTGAGGTCGCGCATTTCCTCGCGAAGCTCAGTGATGGCGCCGCTTAGGTTCTCGATCGCGGCGCGGAAATCTTTGATCGAGTTCAAGTACTCGATGGACATCTGCGACTTTTCGGCGTTTGCCGCAGCCAACTCCTGGCGAAGGTCGGTCACCATCGCCTCGGTCTTCGCGGCTTGCTCGGAGATCTGCTTCCGCGACTCGCCAAACCATCGCAGGACTTCGCGGCCAAGATAGACCGCCACTGCAACGCCAATGCCGCGCTCGAGAAGGCTCTCGCTGAATGGAAGGGTAGGCGTTGTCATCGTCGGCGCCTCTTGGGTGTGAGTTCGTCGGTGGCCATGCGGGCAAGGCGCTGCCGATAGAGCCGCCACTTGCGCATCTGGCGCTTGGTGTAGAGCTTGGTCTTGCCCATGGATTGGGAGCGGTTCCCAACGGGCCGCAGGGCTGGCGCGCGCGACGGCGCGGAGGGAGAGCCCTTATCGGGGCCAGGATAGGTGGGCGCCTAGCCGGAAGGAATGACGGCAACGGCCCGCTGGAACGACAAACGCCTCGGCGCGCCTATTGGAGGCACGACGAGGCGTCGATGAAATATTATAGACCAAGCGAAAGGCAAAAGCAAGGGGACGTTTTGTTCTGCATGGTGCCTGTAGATTGCTTTTGCCGACCTCGAACGGTAAGTAGCGATCGAACTTTTTGATCGTGCGACCTATTGCGTAACGTTACTGGGCAAGAAAAGGGACATGTTCGAGTAATACGACAAAGACTCGGGCCACTGCGACATCTTATTGAAGGACCAGTGTCGCAATTTGTCGATCTCTACTCAGAGTCAGGATTGGAGTCAGACCGCTTTCGACGGATCAAGTACTCCCATATTGACCAAACAATAAATGCGAGTATTAACCATTGGGCAGCACTGTAAACGGGAAAGAGAATCACGTCGGCTGTAATCTCTCCGCCAGGATTCATCCAAAATGCAAATCCCAAAATTAACAAATCTCGAATGAATAGCGGTAAAGCCAAAACTAAGGTTACTAACCTAAAGCGTGCCCAAGAGGATTTGCTAATCCACTTCATATAAACCAGCATTCAAACTTCGTACGTCTCTCACCCTCACATAGAACTCGAAACCCTCTTGCGATACGATCCTTTGCATGTTCACATGCAATTGGAGTTGGACTCTTAGAGCAATCAACCTTCCGTGCGCAAGCAGCAAGAAGACAATGAGCACAACCATCTTTTCCATTTATGAGTTTTCTTCCCAGATTTTCATCGTGCCCCATGCAGCAAGAGTCAAGGGAATCTACAGGTTTGCCACGCTTGTTACCTTCTCCAGGTCTTCCACGCCCGCACCAATTGCCGTACCCAAACTTGAATGGGTTTGGACTTGTATCGAGATATGGATATGGAAGAACGTAATCAGAAGGTGGAGACTCGCCTCGAGGTCTTGGTTTACAATGCCAATAAGCGGGATCCCGTTCGCTCCCGGGATAACCATCAAACCGGCAACCCGGCTCTCCGCCATGAGTCGGACATCCTCGAGATTGGAGGCCCGACGGATCAGCCAAGACCGTTGGCGATCCTTCTACATACTGGTACGCGGGTTCACCTGGCCAATACGGATCTAAGCTCAGCCATCGTCCCAAATCGGCCCGATAGCTCCTAGCCCTCACGTACAGATTCGCAGACACGACCACGAGGTAGCCGTGTGTTCCGACGAAACCCCACCGGCTTGGGTTGGTTCCTGAGTAAGTCCTGACCTCACCATACGGCCAGTACGTGGACTCGGATGTGACCATCCCCGCTTCGTCGACCGTTTTCACGACGCTGCCAAGAGTGTCGGACACATACGTAGTGACATCTCCGCCCCGGTTCTCTTCCACCAGGACACCATTCACCGTCGCGTACGTCACCGACATTGGCATATCGCACTTATCGTACGACAATAATTCAGTTTCTGCCAAACCTCATCTTCGGTGCCTACGGTAAGAGCGAGTTCGCTCGGTCATCAATGGTTGACCGTCAATGAACCTATCAAGTACCTTGCGAAACGACGGTGCTCTCGATCGAGAAACGTCCGCTTCGACACCTTCCACTGCTTGGCCACCTCATCTAGTTCCGGCGCCTCGAATTGTTCCAGGTTGCAAACATAGAACGGGAACCGCTTGTGCTCGGTCCCGATGAACCGCATGGCCGGCGGTTCTTCAGATTCACGTACCCAGTCCGTCATCGTCCCGTCCGGGAACTGATAGCGCATCTTTACGTGCCAGTCAATTCCGGTGACGTAGATGAATCCGATTAGGCGCTCTTGCCGCGGCGTTGCCAGGCGGGGTAGCTCGCGCTCGACGTCGGCAAACTTCAAGAGCACATCTGGCGGATCGCTGGGACTGCCGCGCTTCATCTTCGCTTCCGACTCCATACCGTTGGGGATTGCGGAGGGGTCGCCGGTCAGAGCCCTTTCTCGGTGGACGGCGCCCCAGGCCTCGAGCCAGCTCCGGGCCATCTTGCCTTCGGGGGTCTCCCAGAACGGGTGGACATGGATTTCCATGTCTCGGACGGCCCTGCGCGCGTGAGTGTCCATTATCGATCCAGATCCACTGCTGTGTCCCATTACTTCTCCGCTTCCTCCAGCACGTCGTAGCGCATCCATCGCTTGTTCCACTTCATCCACTTCCATGGCCATTCCGGTTCGTCGCGGCTCTTCATGATTCCGCCCAACGCCAGACCGTCGATTCCGCGAAGGTGATCCGGAACTGTGGCCAGCTGAGCCTTGGTCTGACATTTCCTCACTACGAGGAACTTATTGGCGGCCATCATCCAGTGGCGGCCGCCCATCGGCATGATCTCTTTTTCCTCGTTACGGCTGATCTGGGTGCAACCGATGATTGGAATCGCTAGCGTTCTTGCAGCAGCGACCAGGGCGTTGCAGGCCTGCTCGGACGCCTGGAACGACTTGCCCTGCCTCGAGTCGGCAGAGGTCAGGAGGCCGACATAGTCGATGAAGACGATGTCGAACGGCTCAACGCTGTGGCGGGTCTCAATCTCGGAAATGACGCGTTCGGCCGCTGCGAACTGCGACTGGGTCGTGTAATCCAGGATCTCAACGTTAAGGCGCTCAATGGCAGAAACGGCGTCATCCCAGATTTCGGGCTCTTCTTCACGGCTGAACAGGCCGCTCTTCATCCGGATCATACGGCGTTTGATGTCGGATGCATCGATGTCGGCGAGGGTGATGTACGTTGCCCTAAGTCCATTCTCTGCCGCTTTCAGCAGTGACTTGACTGCGAGTTGGGACTTGCCGCCACCAGTTGGCGCCCCGATCAACGAAAGTTGGCCGGATCTCCAACCGGGAGCGGGCGGCGTGCAGTCGATGAGATCGATCCCGGATTCAACCCAATCGCCCGGTTCGGAATCGTGGCGGATCTCGCGCATAGTGAGCGGGCTCAACTCCTTGGAAGCTTGCAGAGACCGTGCAAGGTTTGTCAGCTCTCGAGCCATCGAATCGCTTCCCGCCAACTCCGGGTTCCGTCCGATCTCGTGGCCGAGGCGGAAGACCTTTCGCATTGCGGCGAGCTGGCCAACGATGGCGGCGTAATGGCCAGAGTTGGCCGGCGACGGAACGAACTCGGCGAGCTGCAGGATGTACTCCTCGCCCCCGATCTCGTCGAGACTTCCATCCTCGATGAGCTGAGACTTTAGCGTCAAGAAATCTACGGGCCGTCCAGAACCAACCAGTTTGCGGATGCCGACGAAGACCTTCCGGCTCGACGGCCGGTAGAACATTTCTGGCTCCAACTTCCGGCAGATCTCACGAGCGGCAAAGCGGCTTAGAAGGGCGCTCCCAAGAACGCCCATTTCGGCGTCGCGACTGACCAGATGGTCCGGGTAACCGCTCACAGGGTGAACGCCTCCTCACGGGTCCGTGCCGCCGGTCTGGCAGGCAATTCCCAGTCTTCCTCCCAGCCGCGCCGATCCAGCCAGTTACCCAGCTTTTGGGCCATCCCACCGTCCCCGCCGGCTTCGATAAAGGCCCGGTACCGGTCGATCGCCGCCGAGATCACGGCCATGGCGGCGCCGGCGCTCCGGCACCGCGAATAGGCCAGCCGGGCAGCATGAACCGAACCTGAATTCAGGTCTTTCCAGTTCGGCCAGATCGTGAATTCGAACTCCTCGGCGTGAGAGAGCAAGGGCACCCCCGGCGAGCCGCGACTCGCTCCGGGCGTCGAATTTTCGCTTCGCGCGCTCTCTGGCTCTGCCCCTGGTACTGGATCTGGTACAGGCTCTGGCTCTGGTAGTCCCGACGGCGCGGCTACAACGTCGCCACAGTGTCCCGACACCGTAGCTACACCGTTGGCGGAATTAGAATTCTGTCCCGATACGGTAGCGCCATGTGCCTCCGGTGTCGGCACGGTGACGGGTTCACCTACCTCGGCGGGGTCTTCATTGACGGCAAACTCGAGCTTTGCACGCTTGAGAGCCTGGCGCGTGGCGTCGTCGGCATGTTTGTGCCAGTCGTGGACCAAGAGACGGTGAGTCTCATGCGGATCAAGCCAATGAGCCTTCACCAGCGCCGAAATAAGGGCGCCCTCTTCCCCGTCCCATTCCACCCAAGCCTCGATTTCCGCGTCCGAGTACTTGCCAATGTTCCCTTGGGGCGTGAACCGGCCCGTGAAGTGCCACAACGCCTCCAGGTAGCCCAACGTGCATGCCCGGTTGAGTCGGAGCAGCACCTTGAGCCGGGTGAACTTGGGATGGTCGATGACTGCACGTAATGCCACTAGATTCGCTCCTCGATTTGTCCAGTTGCGCCGAAACTCACGGCGCGGCCATTTGCGGGTTGGACTGCCGCCGCCTTCAGGGCAGATCTCACATCGTCGACCCTGAGCTCAAGTTGGACCGGGGGTTTCGTTTTGCTGACATCAAGCAGCGGCACAACGATCGTCGCCGGCTTGTCGATCTCGATGCCGAAAGACTGCAAGGCCTGAATCACGACGAAGACCGAGCAGCGGTTCCCGCCCTTGACCTTGATTGCCCCAGACTTGGAAGGATCGATGCCGATGAATCCGCGTTCTCGATCGATATAGATATCGAACGCTCCGTAGGTGTCGAGCCGAAACTTCGCGGCTAGGTTCATTGAAATGAAAGCCCTCCGAACTAGGCCGTACCGGCCCTTCGTGACGACGATCTTCAGGCCGGTGTACCGCGAGCCTTGATCGGACCTGGGCGGAGTCCACTTCTGGTAGCTCATGGTTGGCCACCGTTCCAATTAGAACTCGCTGATGGAGTCGGTTCCGATGCCTTAGCCCTTACCTTCTTCTCGGTCCGGCCAGCATTGGGCTCGGCACCGTAGACCGCCACCAGGGCCGCCGCGGATCCGAAACCGCCCGCAAACGAATCGGCGCCACTCATTTCTGCACCTGCTCATCGCCCTTGTCCCCGCCGGTACCTGCGTATGGCCCGATCTTGCGCGCGATTAGGCTGCGCTCGACGGCGCCCCACAGCTTGATGAGGGCGTCGTTATCAAGCGCGTCGGTGAGGCCCTCGGCGTGCTCGATCTGATCGAAGCCCGATAACTGGTTGACAATCCCAGCCGCTTCACGCCCGAGCTGACGGAACTGGCTCATTCGCCCCACTCCTTCCACTCCCGGTAAACCGTGATGGCCAGCGAGGTGAGAAAGCTGACCACGACGGAGACGAGCATGATGGTCCAGTCGTCGCTCATTCCGGACCTCCGTTAGAATTGGCGGATGGACGAACAGGCGGAGCGCTTTGCGACACTTCTGGCGGCGACTCAGACGCTGAATACAGCCTCGCTAGCTTGGCTGCTAACTCAAAGGTCGCACACCACAGATCCGCAGCCAGACCCTCAACTCGCTCTTGACGAATTCGACCGTTTCGCGAATCTGATTCTCGACAACATGCCGATTGGCCTTGAGGACCAGACGAAGGAATCTGAAATGAAGGCTCAGATGCGGCAAGTGTTTCGGGACCAGTTGCGCCTTCTTGGTCTTGCGATAACGATGGCTGCTGAGTACCGGAAGGCGCTAGAACTGGTACCAGCTTCCAGTAGGGATGATCCGTCGACCGAAGATTGAGCTCGAACGTCGTGCCCGTCGCGGTGTCCAGGCGGAACACGCGGCCATTGGCCCTGAAGACGGTGAAGCTCATGCCCCCACCTCGTCTGATACACTGGGATCGGCTGAGCAATCGTCTCCGAGAGCGAGGTCATACCCGCCCCGCGCTACGCTACTAGCCGGGGCTTTGTCTTCGATACAGCCTCCGCGAGCAATAAAGTTTCGCACCTTGGCTACGATTCGGGTGACTTGCCGGCGAGTAACACCGGCCGATTCAGCGATGGCTCCAACGGGAAACCTTTCCGACTCGTACATCTGGTACACGCCAATGTCTCGGTCGGTCACAATGGCCCTTCTAGGCATATCGGTCTAATAATAGTCCCAATATAGTCACATGGCAACCCCATTTGAGACTTTTTGTGACTAGAATCACGCGGCATGGTCTGTGCAGTGGCACAATATGAAGACCCCAGGGCAAAGCTGATTCTGTCCGCACTGCAGCGGCACGGACTCTCGATGCGTTGGCTCGCTGCCAAGCTCAATTTACAGCCGCGGCAGGTGACCCGATGGCTAAATGGTGAGCAGGCGCCCCGCAATCGAGCCGTGTACAACGACATGATCGAGGCAGTCAAGTCCTACGAATCATCCACAGACGTCTCATCCGAAGTCAGCCTTAAGAGGGTCGGAATTAGGACTATCCCCCTATATACTGGCATCTCAGCGGGGCACCCATCAGCCCTGTCTGGCGACGTTGAAATGCTTGAAGTCAAGGATTGGAAGAATGATCGTGAGCGTTGGGCGCGCACTGTTTCAGGCAACTCCATGTCACCACTGCTTGAGTCTGGCGACATTGTGATCATCGAAGATCGCCCCTATGAATCTGGCCATGTTGTTCACGCTTACGATGATGGTGAAGACACAATCAAAGTTGCCCGAGGTTTTGGATCGAACGCCAAGCTGATTCCCATCAATATCGAGTATCCGATCCTAGAAGCCATCGGCTGGAACATCAAGGGTGTCGTTGTCGGCGTTATACGAAACTTGCCGCGCGGCGCCCAGATGACGCTCGACTATCCGCACGGTCTGTATGAGTCGCACAATCTTGCGGACTCATAGCGCGTCTTAAAAAAGTCCCAAAAAAGACTTGCAGGAGACACATTTAGGGCGTATAGTGTTTACGTGGCTCCGTAGCGGGAGCCGCGGAGACACAAATGTTTCGAACCTACTTTCAGATTCTCAACGAGGTCTACATCCGGACGTTGGCCCGGATCATCGTTGAGCTTCACCATGAGCGACGCAACGCCATCGCGAGACTGGCGGACCAGTGCGCAGACGTAGCCCGAATCGCCAAGCAGCGCAAGGCGTACTTCGAGATCGCCTATGACAAGGTGACCGGCGGGCCGTCGTTCTTCCAGTTCGGATCCGTTCCGCGCTCGCCGCGGTTCATCCGCATCGGCGAAGCCACCCCGGCGGGCGACCTGGTGTTCGATTCCAACTTTGAGGCGGTGTTCGCGTAATGCTTCCCGGCGATCGAGTCGTAGCGCGAATGGACGGATGCGAGGACCCGGCGTACGTCGGAACCTACCTTGGCGCCGCCCTTGGCAAGCCGATCCTGTTTCCGCCCTGCAACGGCGATGTCTACGTCAACGGACGCTGGTCGGTCGATCGGGAAGTGCCGCGCGCCGTAGAGCCCAGCCAAGAAGCGGCCTACCGCGTTGAGGCCGTTAGCGACTATTTCGGAGATCAGAGGGCCCAGGCCAACGACCTGGCCGCGGATTACCGATTCGAACCGGAATCCTTCGTTGTATTCGTGGCCTGCGCCGAGCTCAAGAGTGGGGTCTACCTACTCGCTCAGAGCCGCCATTCAGCGCTCCGCCGCGCCGTGGTGACGGTCCACGACGACGGGGGCGTCTGCCTTCGTGATTCGGCAACCGGCGAGATCTACTCGCTGGCCGATTGGCGAGTACTCGGCTACGCATGGGCTGAGATCATCCCCACGGATGGCAGCGCCCCCGACGTCAAAGTGCGCGCCGCTGGAATCGGGCCGGCCAGCATCCACAGCTTGGTGTAGAAGATGAGGCCGCTCCGAACCTACGCCGAATCCGTTGCCGAGGAGCTGGGCATTCGCCCTCCCTCTTTCCGTCCCGCCACGCACACGCCTATGCCGCCGCTCCCCGGTGCGCCGCTACCAACCATCCTGCTTGATCCGGAAGTCGAGACTCCGAGCGAAATGGACCTATGGGCCCGGATTGCTCGGAACGCCGGCAGAGTTCCCGGACTCTCGGTCGCGATCGAAGGCCCCTGGGTTCAGGTTCGATCGAAAGCTAACTACTCGAGCCGGGTCCTCCAATCGGCATGGCATCTCGCCAACAAGAGCGCGGAGTGCCATCGCTACCTCGCCCTCAAAGTCGTTGATGCGATCGAGCGCGCCGGACTGGAATCGTTTTGGCGAGCGCCGCTTCGCCGCGGAATCGTAAAGGTGGAAGGGCAGCGCCTTGGGCGCTACGCGACCGCCGCGCGCGATGAAGAACACCTCGCCTACCTGGACTGCCTCGGACAGACTCTCGAGGCGTTGCCGGGGGCCGAATCGTGATGAAGGGATCCGATCGGGAAGTGTGCGATGCGATCCGCCATGCCATCAAGCTGAGCCGAAAGCGATCGCTACGGAAAGTGGCGGAGCAGATTGGCGTCTCCTACGATGTTCTGTACAACGTCACGGCTGGCCGGACTCGAGCCAGCGCCTGGATCGTCGATCAGGTCCGAGATGCCCTCGGATTGCCGGCCGAATGGCCGCGCCGAAGCGATCGAATTGCGTCCATCGTTGCGAACGTCAGGTTCCGTGATTGGCAGTTCCGCGTCGGGCCGATGGAAGATGGTTGCTTCCTGCAGGTTCGGTTCGATGATCTGGATACCGATACCGGTAAACCGATTTCGACGGGCGGGCGGAAGTTCTACATTAGCCCGTTCGCCACCGATGAAGAGGTCGTCAAGACGGCCTGGCTCGCAGTGGAGATAGCTTGCCGGCACGAGGCGATGGAACGCTTTACGTACAAGGGCGTGGCCATCTTCCACCCTCACCGATCGCTCGAGGCATTGATGGGCGATACCACTACGACGGAGCGGCAAGATCCCGACACCATGCCGGAGGCGCTGACGTGATGAACGAGCGAGATTTCTGGACGGAAATCGTCGAAGGTTCCGGCATCGTAACCGGCTTTGACGCCTACTGGTCCGAAGCCGAGTCGAACTATTTGGTGATTTCCGGCCGGAGCGGTTCCGAACTCGTTTCCTTCGATCCTGACGACACATCTCCGCACGATCACCGATCGGCAGCGTTCCTACTCATCGACTCCCTGGAGGCGAATCGGCAGGCGTCTTTCGATCGGTACGTTACGGGTCGGCAAGTCGTTTGGGAAGCGTACGATGCGGCCGGCAAAGTCATCGCTACCTCCCCGGTCATCGTTGACGTCGTCGACGAGCCAGGGTGCGGACTGATGCGATCCAGCGGTTGCCCGGAGCATATGGCGCTTCTGGGCTGTTTGGCCGACGTGCTCGACGAACTCAATGCCCGTTGCCAGAGGGACGGCTCAATTGGCTAAGGAGGCGAGGAGTGCCTAAGCACAGGATCGTTATTGGTGAGTTCGGTCTCCGGAAGTACACGCGCCCCGTCTACTTCGCATTCTCGCGATACCGTCGCTTCGAGATCGGTGAATGCTGGAAGCAAGAAGGCCGATACCGCGCGCTGATCTGCGGTCGCGACTGGGTGGAGGAAAGGACTCAGCCCGAGCTAAGAGCCGCCGTGATGGCTGTAGCGCTCGAACTGTTCCGAGAGGCGGTTACTGAAGCGGACGGGAGGGCGGTCGATGCGTAAGAAGTTCGAGTCCGAAGCTGAACTTGCAAACGTCGTCCGCGAGTTCCTGACCCTCCAAGGTTGGGACGTCTACGATGAGATTCAGACCGGCTGGGGGACCTGCGACTTGGTTGGACGGCGCGGCAACGTGATTCACTGCGTGGAGTGTAAGTTGTCGGCGGGGCTTTCGGTGCTAGAGCAAGCCCACCGGAATCAATCCGTGGCGCAGTACTCGTCGGTGGCAGTGCCGCGTGGCGGTTCATTCTTCCGTCATGTCGCCCAAACGCTTGGAATTGGGGTGATCCGTCCGAACGGATCAACGTGCTTCGAGGATATCGTTCCTCGTTTCAATCGAAGGGTCAACACAAAACGCGTCATTGCGAACTTGGTTCCCGAAGCTAAAGCCCACTTTGCCGGGACGAATCGGGGAGGAGCTTCCACGCAGTTCAAGCGGTTGGCGGCCAATGTTGAGGCGTTCGTCAAAGCACATCCCGGCTCGACGCTAAAAGAGGTTATCGAAGGCGTTGAGGGGATGTATTGGTCGAAGCAATCCGCACCCTACACCCTGAAGAGCTTCATTGGCGGCAGGACGATGCCGAATCTGGAGTACCGCAAGGAAGGCAACCGGATCCGCGTGTATCCCAAGGTTGCACTCGCCCTGGAACAACTTACGGAGATAGCGAAATGACCCTGGAATCAAGCTCTACGACCAACCTTCGCAATCCTGAAATCGAGGACGTTCGCGTCGGCGCCATCTACCTCGCCGGTGCCGAAGACCCTGAGGTCGTGATGGTTACCGAGACCGACGTCCGATACCACGGCACCTACTTCTGGTGTGACAACGGGAAGGCCTATCTGGCTTCGGAACTGGTCCCTGTTGGACCGCCTGTGTCCGCTCTCACCGACGTTGAAGAGGCAATCGACAAAGCTCAAGTAGAGATCGAGGACGCGGAACGTCAGGTCGAGAAACACCAAAGCAAACTTGACGATGCGGAAGATTGCCTCTCCATAGCCATTAGTCGACTCAAGCGCCTGCGAAGAGAGAAGCTGATCATTGAGGCGAGCATGAAGGCGGTGCCAGCGTGATCCACCACGTGAGGGCCATTTACATGATCTTTTCCGAATATCGGCAGGAAGTCAAGTACCAGCGCTGGCGGGCGAGAAATATGCGCAAGTGTCCCGCCAAATGCATCGCAATCTGCGCGTACATGGGACTCGGACAGAGGATGCACAACCGCGGAATGAGAACGTGGCGCGAAGTCGTCCGACAGGCTCAAATCGCGATCGACCGAGGTGCCTGGGGTGAGTAATCGCGAGCTCAATTTGCGTCAGCCATGTCGTCGATGGATCCGACGGACCGTAATCGCCGAAGCCAAACCGGACGTGATCAAACTGTGGAGGTTTGCGTGAGCGAGAATCGCACCCGGTTGGAAACTCGGAGGATCCCAAGTGGCTGACCCTCTTGCCCTCAACGCAGCGGATGCGGCGAGGGTCCTGGGCGTCTCTAAAGCCAAGTTCATCGCTCTCAGGCGGGCTGGGCTCATCGCTCCACACCCGATACTTGGATCATATACACTGGACTCCCTCAAGGCACTCGTCGATGGCAACCCTCAGGAAAGACGGCAGATGGATGGCGCGCAAGCGCCTGCAGGACGGGACTCGGATCGCCGTATACGGGGCCACCGAGGAAGAGGCAAACCGAGCCTTAGCCCAAGCGATCGAAGAGCTGGCCACCCTCTCGAACGCCCGCCTGACTTCGCTGCATGACGTAGCCCTGAACGTATGGTATCCCCGCATCGAGCACCTCAAGCCTCTTTCAAAAAAGAAGTACGAGGGCGTCTACGTGAACTGGATCCGGCCAGCAATCGGGCACATAGAACCGAACTCGATCACGGTCGCTAACATCCAAGCGCTCGTCAATAAAGCCGCCGGCAAACGCTCCCCACGCACGGCCGCTTACATCCGCGACATCGTGAGCCAGATCCTGAATTGCGCTGAAGAGGTTGGGCTCGTGCCGCGTAACGTTGCCAAGTTTGTTAAGACGCCGAAAGCCGCATCCAAACGCGTGCGTGTCCTTACTGTAGACCAGGCCTCGCGTCTTCTAGCCCATGTCGAGGACACACCTATGGCGGCGCCGGTCTTTCTGGCCGTCGTTCTGGGTCTTCGCCGCGGAGAGATTGCGGGCCTCCAATGGTCGGACCTCGACCGCCAGACGGGGATGCTTACGATCCAGCGACAACGTCAGGCCGTACGGCCTCACGGGGTCATTGAGACCGAACTCAAGACGACGGGATCCAGGCGGGCGCTAATGCTGACCAGCGCCTTGATCGAGCAGCTGGACGCGAGGGGGGATTTGGACAGTCCGTACATCTGCACCTATCGAATGGAACCATGGGTGCCTGATACGATCGGTGAGAAGTGGAATGAATCCAAACCCAAGGATCTCGCGGACTGGACGTTCCACGACCTACGACATGGTGCAGCGGGCCTTCTTTATGCGATGGGGCACGACATCTTAGAAATCGCCGCCGTGCTCGGGCACAAGAAGCCTGACATGAGCTTGCTGTATACGTCCGAATTAGAGGACCGCAGGAAGACCGCAATCGCGTCAATGGATGCTCTGTTTAGGTAG